CACGAGCGTTTGAACTGATCTCGTGTGCCATTATATGCTGCTAAATCTATCTGTTGACCACAGTTGACTATGAACGCCAGATAAGGGTGTCCTTTGCTCAAATCTGTGGGCCTACCAGCACGACGCCGCACCAGCACAGGTGCCGTGGTGGCGGCTGGTGTGTCGTTGACTATTTCATGATCTTCACCAATCAGCACAGCATCTGCATAGGTATTGATGCCCATGGTCAGGCCTGTGATCGTGGGCTGTGTGTCCGGCAACAAGGGTCTGGGTTGCCAGGTAGGACGCAGTTGCCAGGTCTGTCCCATGGGATTTTGTATGCGGGCCTCACGGAAGTATTTCAACAAGTCCAGGGCTTCACGCTGTGTGGGCACATACACCGTGATGGGCCAAGTGCTTTCATAGTTTCTGATGTTGGTCCTGGTCAACTGTTGCACATAATACTGTGTGTTGCGCATGCCGCGTATGTCGGCCGTGCTGGTCTTGTAGTATTGATAGAACATCTCATCACCCTGATACTGATGATAACTGCCCAACAGCACACAGTTGGTGTGATCGCGCCAGGTGTTGAGTCCATGACACTCGGCCGGCATGCGTTGACCAGTCAAGGCCAACTGCTCATCTGACAGGCTGTTGTTGGCCACATACACATAGTTGCCAGTGGGCAGTTCTTGGCGTATCCAGTCCAGATACCACTGCAGGTTTGTGCGGCCTTGATAGCGACGGGCACGGCTGGTGGCACTCCAGGCCATGTCATCAAACAGGTAGTTGATGGTGATGCGGTCCGTGGGCATGGGCTGTAGCCGTGCAGGTGTCCTGTTGATCCAGTTCACATCTTGATGACGCCATTGATTGTAGATCAAGCTGTCTTCAAAGTTGGCACCCATGAAGTAGACTTCACCCCAGTTGGCCCAGCATTCAGGCCGCTGGAACACCGAATAGCGCAGGGTGTGTGTGAGATCCCAGGCATCACGATCCACCAAGACTTCATAGAACGAATCCTGTGTCAAGTACTCAGTGAGTTCAAACAAGGCACCAAACACCGTGTCCAGTTCAGTGGCCATGCCATAGGTCAAGGGCCGCCGCACACGCAGGGTATAGAACGCATCATTGGTGGGATGTATGCAGAACTCAAACACATGCTCGTTGACAAAGCGCCATGAATCCTGGCAGTTCAGCAGGCGTATGGTCAAGGGCTCGTCAGGTTCGTCCTTGATCACCATCCACGAATCATGTCTCACACGCAGGTGGCTGTAGGCCGCGTCAGTGATCACTATGGCACGATTTTGGTGTGTGCGGGCCACACCAGCCATGATTTCTTGTATGTGCTGTCCTATGGTGATGCCCGGGCAAGTGCCTGAATGTATGGCTTCAATAAATCCTGACCTGCGTGCTATTTCATCGCACAGGGTCTTGGTGGGCACCACGAACAGCACTGGATTCATCCGCACGCATCTGCGGGCATACTGTATGGCCCAGTCGGTTTTGCCTGATCCAGGATCAGCAGTGATGTAGTTGTAGTTGTAGCGCATGCCAGTGGAGTCCTTTGTGTGTGTATTTATATATTATATTTATCACGCAACAAAAAAGCAAGTGGTCTCTGACTCAAAAACGCAGGGTCTGGCTCAGGCCATTAGGTGCAAATTTTCAGCAGCATAATATTATATAAGCCAGCGATAATTTGCACCTATTTGTCTAGCGGCACCGCTAGAGGTGGTCATTAGCACCTGTGTTGCACATTGTAAAATCACAAAAAAGCCCTGCATGCGCGAACACACAGGGCTGGTGCCACTGAATTGGAGACTCAAACGGCAGTGTCACGGGCTACTTGGAGCAAAAAAAGGACGAACCATCTATGGCGTAGATGAGTCAAGTGCCCACTGTCTAGGACACACTATACGAGCCAAGACCCGTGACAAGGATATTTAGTCGTCTGGGCCCAACCACCACCATTGTGGAGCGATTTCACCGCGAATGCCACGCAGGCAGGTCAGCAACAGCGCACGCTGGCACCAGGCCGCTGTGTGAGGTTCTGCACCCAGGCCAGCCCACATCAGCGTGGTTTCCCATTGATCCAGCAACTGATCAAGTTCGGCTTCTGTGTACTGCTGGCACAGGGCTTCAGCGGCTTGGATCACTGCTGCCAGTTCGGCTTGTGTGGCCATGTGCGCGGCCACAGGAGCCACATGCGACAGATCAATCAAGACCATGCACAGGCCTCAGCAGCAACCAGTCGGGCCTGCGCCACTCACGCTGTGTGCGGCTGTGTATGAGCCAGGCGCCTTCACGGCGGCGATATGTTATGACCAGGTAGTTCACTGGGTATTTACGCCAGCCTATAAATACCAGCATGACACACTACTCAAACGGTCCAGGACCTGTGCGCATGCCAGGACGCAAGACCTTTCCCAACCCCAGTCCTATTCCTGTGCCAAGAGGGTAGTTTCTGTGCCCAAACTTGAATAACAATCAAGAAATCGTTAAATACAGCATGAGCAAAGCAAATCCCCGACACGGTGGAGCCAGGCCCGGGGCCGGTAGACCCCGAGGTTCAGGCCACAAGATCCGCGTGGAAGATCTCATGATGGACATTGAACTGGCAGCCAACATGCCGTTCACCCAGCGTGTGGCGCAGAACTATGTGCAGGCCATCAACAGAGAAGACTGGAACCGGGTGGGTGATTATGACCGTGCCCTGCTGAACAAGATCGTTGCAGATCAAACACATGTGGAAGTCACAGACACCGAAGACAGCGTGGCTCGCCGTGCGCAGGCCTTCCAAGAAGCCCTGGCTCGACTGGTCAAAGCACCCAGCGGTGCTAAATAACATGAGCAACACCATGAACAGACCCCAGGGTCAAAAGGAAAAACAATGAAACACACAACACAATCAGACTCAGGCATGGCCTTTGCGGGCCTGGGCGCTGCCACCATCAAGCACACCACGCCGCAGTCAGGCAACATGTATTCTGGTGTGCAGAAACCCAATCAGCTGATCAACAAGGGTCGTGGACCCACACGCGGCAATCACGGCACCCTGACTGACGGTGCTTGCCATCCACCCGCTGCGGCTGTGCCCAGCCTGCCAGCACAAGGCACGGTGAGAGACAACATCAACCGTGGTGGCCAAGTGCGCACACCCGGTGGCACACGAGCATTTGATCCCAAGGCCGGTCAGAACTATAGTGGCAATGCAGATCGCATAAGAATGGGCCGTGGTCCAACCCGAGGCAACGACTGCTCATGAAAACTCTAGTCCCCAACTTTGCACCCGCAGGCACCAGCATCCTGTTGACCTATGCGGATGATTCAACTGAAAGCTCGACCCTGACCGGTGGCTTTACCAAGTGCCTGGTGGTCAATCCCGACACTGCCAATGTCATAGTCATAAACTTTGGCTTCACTGACAACGATGTGGATGCCGTGGTGCCAACCTCAGCCACCAATGGTCGCGGCACTGTGATAGGTGCCAGCAGCCAGATCGTGCTGGATGTGCCACAGTGTGCCTATGCCGCACAGGTGTTTGTCAGTGTGGCAGGCGACAGTGCCACAGGCAATGTATACATAACTCCAGGAGCCTAACATGGCACAGAAAAAAGGTCAAGTCCTTATCGAAAAGAACAAAGATGGTAGTGGCAAAGTGGATGCCAAGAACATGCAGGCCCGGCCCATCAACCAGGCTAGAGGTCCCACCACAGGCAATGCTGGCAACACAGAGAAACGCAGCAAGTTCCAGGCCGCCAAGAGTGAAACCAACAGTGAAAAGAGTGCCTTGGCACGCTTTGTGATGGATGCCCTGGGCACGCGAGGCGTGGGCATGCAACCTCGGATTGATCCCACTGTGGAGCCCTTGAGTGCCAATCGTGGACCCAAGCGCAATCCCACAGCCGGCGGCACAGAATATGTCACGCGAGGCCGCAAGTGAAAGCCCGTAAACCCGGTCTCTATGCCAACATCCAGGCCAAGCGTGAGCGCATAGCAGCAGGTTCAGGCGAACGCATGAGAAAGCCAGGTAGCCCAGGTGCGCCCACTGCTCAAGCATTCCGTGACAGCGCAAAGACAGCAAAAAAACCAACCAGGAAATCTCGCAAATGAAAATAACAATGAAAAAGAAAACCACGGCCAAGAAACCCGCTGCCAAGGGCAGCAAGCCAGACTTCCTGGACATGGATGGCGATGGCAATCGGACCGAGCCCATGAAAGCAGCCACCAAGAAGAAAGCTGTGAAGAAAAAATGATTGAGCGCGGCGGCGAACGATTCTCTGGCTACAACCGGCCCAAACGCACACCAGGACATGCCACCAAGAGTCATGCTGTGCTGGCCAAGAGCGGTGATCAAGTGCGGCTGATACGCTTTGGGCAAAAAGGCGTCAGCGGTGACAAAAGCAACACAGCCCGATCAAGATCCTTCAAAGCCAGGCATGCCCGGAACATAGCACGCGGACCCATGAGTGCGGCCTATTGGGCCAACCGTGTGAAATGGTAGACTAAATACAAATACTCGCCCAGCGAGTTGGTAGTACGGTATAGAAAAGGAAACGCAATGAAAAAGAACACCACCCCCACGCCCAGCCCCTGGGACGCAGAACCGTTTGACACAGCACCACTTGATGCTGATGTGCCACCGGTCAAGACTCAAACCAAAGAACAAATCATAGCCAAGACGGCTATCACAGCAGAGTTTGACATGGATGGACTCATGACAGACTTTCCCACTGCCAAAGAACTTGAACGCTTTGTGTATGACCAAACAGGTCGCGTGCTGAATCTCAAGGGCCGTGCCAACAAGTTAAAATACCAGGTGGCCATGGATGTGCTCAACGGCAAGTCTGTGGATGAAACCTTTGTGGGTGGCGACAACCCCTACATTGAACGGGCAGACATGGTGCCAGTGGAAGATATCAAGGCCCTGCCCCCAAGAGATGCAAGCCTGCCGGATCACACACACATACAGAATCAGTTTGTGAGCAGACTGGTGCCACATCCAGATCAAGACTTTCGCAGTCTAGGTCGCAAGGTGGACTGTGTGTTCCGCAAGTACAAGAATGGCATGATCAGTTACGAAGTGTTGGGGCCCATTGACCAAAGACCCGAAGGTGAAAAGATGGACAAGTTTGGCAGGATGCGGCCCGAAATCATACGCTGGATAGATCCCAGAACCGGTGAACAGGTCATGATCCGCGCCGACGGCACCTTGAGTCCACAGGGCCGCAACCTTAGAGCCATGATGCAACGCATAAGATTCAACACCAGCAACATGTGGGATGTGTTTGTGGACCGTGAGTTCGCAGACCTGGTTGGAGGAGAACTGGCCAATCCATGGGATCTCAAAGGCGCTGAATAATGGCCGAGTGGAGAGACCTGGACATAACCACTGCCCGAGAACAAGCAGATGCCCAACGCTATCAAGAAACCTTGATAGCGCAAAAGGTCGGTGCGGCTCACCGGCTGGCCTTCAGAGAAAAGTTTCCCGGACAGGTCGAACACTGCATGCGACTCATAGCTGAACGCTTACAAAAAGGCTTGGCCAAGGATGCTGAAGTTGGCCTTAGTGATTGTAGTGCCAAGGATCTCAGCTGGGCCCTGCTGAACCTGTACCAGATACACTGTGAACTAACGGAGCAGTAGGCATGCTGGACAACAGCGTGCTCATGCGGCGTGCCCTGCGTTGGAGTTGCGAACAGCACGATGTAGCTGTGGACAACATCCATCAGTTGCCCACTGAAGCCCTGCAACGCTTACAGGAACTGACCCTGGCCGTCAGCGAGGACATGCGCTACAACGCCTTACGCTACTTCAGACCTTTTGACCATCAACGGCAGTTCTTTGCCACAGGTGCCAGTGATCGCAGAGGCATACTAGCAGCCAATCGTATTGGCAAAACTGTCAGCACATGTTATGAAACTGCCATGCATTTGACAGGACAGTATCCGTCATGGTGGAAGGGTCACAGGTTCGACCATGCCATCACGGCCATGGTCGCAGGTGAAGGCTGGAGCCAGGTGGCCATGGTGCTGCAGAATGAACTGTTGGGCACACAGGATGTGAAGATCGTGGAGAATCTGGGCACAGGAGCCATACCCAGATCCAGCCTGATCTTGGAAACCATGCGTGGCGATGGTGCCAACTGCATGGGCATGGAAGTGCGTCATGCTTCGGGTGGCAAGAGCTACTTGGTGTTTGCCAACTACACACAGGAAGTGCGACAGATGCAGGGTTTCAAACTGAACCTGGCTGTGTTTGATGAACAACCTCCCGACGATTTCTTCAGTGAAATAGTCACTCGTACAGCCACCACACAAGGCAAGATCTTATGTTCATTCACACCCTTGAAAGGACTCAACGGCTTGGTCTCCAAGTTTTGGAATCGCGAAGCCGGCTACGATTTCATAAGAGTAGCCTGGGACGATGTTCCCGAATACGATCCCTGGGGCGAGGCATTCCTGCTCAAAAGCACCCGAGCTCAACTCGAGCGCGACTACTTGCCACACGAGCGCGAGGCCCGTATCGCTGGTCGTCCGGTCATGGGTCAAGGTGCTGTGTTCCAGATACGCACCTGGCCCACTTACCGCACTGGCGACTACAACTTCCGTGAAATGCCCGGAATACAGCGGGTGATAGCCCTGGACCTGGGCTTGGTCAATGACCGCACAGTGATAACCTTGATGTACTGGCATCCTGCGGAGCGCGAAGCCTGGTTGCATCGCCAGATCTGTGTGACCGGACTGGAAGAAGCCAATCCCACCAACTACATCACGCATCTCATGCGACCCGAAGTGTTTGGCACACCCATAGTGTTGCCCGCCGACGGTGGCACAGCAGGTCGCTACACCATGAGTGCTCTCAGCATAAGAGAACTGTTTGAACAGTACGAGCTAAATGTTGTGTCTAAGCCCATAATGAATCCGCCAGACGCACAAGGGCGTGTGACCAATCACAAGGCCTACGGCATCAATGTCATGCGACAATGGTTGGAAGCCGGCACCCTGCACATCAACGAAAACTGCGTGGATTTCCTGCGCGAAGCACAGAACTACTATGTGGATCCACAGGGACGATTCAGTGACCCTGATGACTGCATTGACTCATGCAGATACGCTGTCATGGCCTGCGTGCAGGGCATAGCCGAGGCCTGGGACAACAAAACACCAAGAGAACGCATGGCAGCACAGCGTGATCGCTATGTCACACGCACACTGCCACAGAGTGCGTTGAAACGCACATATGATCCCAGTCAATAACTGGCCAACACTAAATACACCATGAGGATCTGGTCATAATGCTGAATATCAAACACAAAGTCTTGCGAAATCTCAACACCACCAATGCCATGATGGAGAGATTTGTCCGGCTCAAGGGCCAATTAGACATCAAGTGTGCGGCCTACCTGCGTTATCTGGGCACCAAAAACGCTGTCAACAGAGCCAGTGACTATCACTATCTGTGCTTGGCAGTCAACGAATCAACAGCACCAGTAAACGGCATAGATTATATCCATCCAGTGGTCAAGCCCTGTGTGGACTATGTGACAGCAGTGATCTCCAAGGGTCTCATGCCCAATGGACTGATAAACTTTGAGTTTGTGCCTGACAACGAAGCCGATGATACAGCCGCTAGACAGGCCACCAACATGGTCAGCAAGGTCATCAACGAACACAACGATCCACACTTTATCCTGCAACGCTGGATCATGGATGCTTGCCTGCACAAAAACGGCATGCTGATGGTGCTGCCCAAGCGTGA